CGTTGTTACTTTGCATAAGGCTATGATGTATGACAAATTACAAAAGTCAAAGCCAGCAATTACAAAGAAAGTGTCAGAAGCACCAAAAATGCTAAAGGCAGGTTCAGGTAATGCTAAACCAAACAACAGCGAAACGATAAAAAAACAAACGCAACAGTTGCGAGAATCAGGCAGAGTCCGAGATGCCGCAGCTTTATTTGAAAATTTAATATAAGGAAAAATCATGGCAACGTATCAAACGTTTACAGCGATAGGTCAAAGAGAGGACTTATCTGATGTGATTTACAATATCTCACCTACAGAAACTCCATTTATGAGTTCAGTAGGAAAAACAAAAGCAACAGCAGTTTTACATGAATGGCAAATTGACTCACTAGCAGCAGCTGCAGTTAATGCAGCAGTTGAAGGTGCAACAGCTTCTGACATTACTGTAACTCCAACAACACGTGTAACTAACAGAACTCAAATTTCTGAAAAGACAATTAAGATTTCTGGCACTATGGAAGCAATCAACAAAGCAGGTCGTAAATCTGAAAAGGCTTACCAACTTGCTAAAGTTTCTTCTGAACTAAAGAGGGACATGGAAAAAGCATTATTGAACAATACAGTTAAATCAGCAGGTAACTCATCTACAGCTCGTGTTTTAGGTGGATTACAAACATGGTTATCAACTGGTTATGTAGGTGGTACTTCAGGTACTGCTGGTTCATTAGGCTCAACAGCTCGTGTATCTGGAACTGATGCAGCTTTCACAGAAGCAATGATTAAGACTGCTGTTAAAGCAGCTTATACTGCTGGTGGAACTCCAACTATTCTTATGACAACTCCAACACAAAAAGTAAATATTTCAGCATTTACTGGTGTTGCTGCTCAAAGATATATGGCTCCAGCTAACAAACCAACTACAATTATTGGTGCTGCTGACGTTTACTTGTCAGACTTCGGTACATTATCTGTTGTTCCTAACAGATTCTTGACTGCAGACTCTGGTGATAGTGGTGAAGTAGCATTTATTCTTGACCCAGAAATGGCAGCAGTTGCATATTTACGCCCATTCCAAACAAATGAATTGGCTAAATCTGGTGATGCAGACGTAACTCAACTTTTAGTAGAATACACACTAGAAGTTAAGAACGAAGCTGCTCATGCAATTATTGCTGACTTAGCAGAGTAGTAATATAGGGATAGCCCTTTTCGGAGGGCTTTCTTTTTATAGCTTTTTATAAGAACTATAAACAGAAAGATAAAAATGACTTGGAATTATAGAATCATAAAGAAATATATACCAATTACAGGTGATACATTTTATATACTCACAGAAGTATTTTATGATAAAAAAGGTAAGTTCATGGCTTACTCTGATGGTGATAATATTTTAGGGTCTAGTCCTGAAGAAATCATAGAGTCATTAGAAATAATGTTAGCTGATGCTAAAAAAGACCAACCTATATTAACTGAAGAAGATTTTAACCATTTATGAAAAGAAAAGAACTTAACAAAGCAATCAATGACACGCCCATTAGAGGTTATGTCAGACACAACATAGACGATAATGTTATTATTGAAACAAGACAAGATGTCACAGACATTATTGAAGATAACAACAACCAAAGAAAATACACAGATAAGCGTACTCGTTGGGGTGATGAATTATTTGACAACAAGATAGCAAGTATCCCACTTACTGTTTTTGATGAATTAAACAAAAGAGGAATTGTTCGTGGATTCCAAGTGATAGACCAAAAAGCATTTAAAAAATTTCTTAATGACCCAGATAACAGAGTGTTTCGCACTCGTGAAGGCATAGTATAATGGCATTTACAACCTATACAGAATTAAAGTCCGTAGTAGCTGATTACTTGGCTCGTACCGATTTGACAGCACAAATCCCAGACTTTATTACATTAGCAGAAGTACGCCTTAAAAGAGATTTGCGTATTAGACAAATGCTAAAAGTAGCAACATCAGCTATGACAGTATCAGACTCTACTGTGGCACTACCTAGTGATTTCCTAGCCATCAGAGAAATACATTTAGATACTAACCCAGCAGCTTCATTAGAATATTTAAGTCCTAGTAGCTTTTTTAGCAACGCATATACGACTAATTTAGGCAAGCCTACTAAATACACAGTATTAGCATCAGAGTTTCAATTTGCACCTATACCTGACTCTGCTTATACAGTACAAATACTTTATTACGCATTACCAACACCATTAAGTTCATCAGTATCATCTAATGTCTTTTTAAGTACTTGCCCAGACTTATTACTTTATGCTGCATTAGGCGAAGCAGAACCTTACTTAATTAATGACGCAAGAATACAAACTTGGGCTGCTCTATACGATAGAGGATTAGCTTCTCTATCATCATCAGATGAATCTAGTGAGTATGCAGGCAGTCCATTAGTTATGACCACAATTTAACAGGAGCAATATTATGTCAGAAATGTCGAATTATTTAGAAACAGCGTTAGTAAACGCAACGCTACGCAACACAAGCTACACATCACCAGCTACAGTATATGCAGCACTCTTTACAACAGACCCAACAGATGCAGGTACAGGTACAGAAGTATCTGGCGGTGCTTACGCTAGAACATCTATTACCTTTGGCTCACCATCTAATGGAGTCACTACTAATAGTGCAGATGTAACATTTCCAACTTGCACAGCAGCATGGGGAACAGTTACGCACATGGGTATTTATGACGCATCTACATCAGGAAACCTTTTATACCATACTCCACTAGACGCAAGTAAAACAGTAGACTCTGGCGATATATTCAAAATTAGCTCGGGCAATTTAAGTGTGACTTTGAGCTAGTATGTTGCAATTGTAGGTCTAATAATGTTACATCAACAATTTTATAGGAATAATCATGGCTTTAGTCGTTAAAGACAGGGTAAGAGAAACAAGCACAACCACAGGCACAGGCACGCTTACTTTAGCAGGTGCAGTATCTGGCTTCCAAACATTCTCTAGTGCAATAGGAAATACTAATACTACCTATTACACTATTATCAATGGTACAGAATGGGAAACAGGATTAGGCACAGTAGCCGCAGGTACGTTAGCTAGGACAACTGTATTAGAATCATCTAACGCAGGTTCTGCTGTAAGTTTTACTGCTGGCACTAAAGATGTCTTTGGTACTTATCCAGCTAGTAAAGCATTATATAAAGATGCTAGTGGTAACGCTATAGGTCTTGGTACAGTCGCAGCCACAACTACCCTTACAAGTGCTACAGGACTACCTTTATCTACAGGTGTAACAGGCACACTTCCTATTGCTAATGGTGGCACAGGCTCAACAGCAACTGCTCACACAAGTTTAACTACTAATGTCACAGGCACTTTACCAGTAGCCAATGGTGGCACAAGTTTAGCTACACTTACCGCTAACAATGTATTACTAGGCAATGGTACTTCTGCTCCTACTTTTGTAGCACCTAGTACTTCTGGTAACTTACTTACCTCTAACGGAACAACATGGACAAGTTCAACTCCTGCTACTCCTAATACTGCTGGTGGTGCTTCTACAGTATCACAAGGAACATCACTTACTCTCACAAGTGCTTCTAATAGAGTGCAGAATGTAACCTTTACTGCAGCAAGTCTTTCAGTAACGCTCCCAGATGCAACTACTCTTTCTGCTGGTGGACCTACATTTATTATTACTAATGGTGGTGTTAATTCTTTTACTATCAAACAAAATGGCGGTATTGTGCTTGCAACAGTACTTTCTGGTCAAAGTTTAATGCTTGAAGTTTATGATATTTCAACAGCGGCTGGTGGATGGTTAACAAGTAATAAAGATATTGCTTCTATAGGGGCTGTAGGAAATTTTATTCCTGTAACAATTGATAGCACAAATGCTGCTCTTGCATACACAACACCTTATGCAACAGGAAATTCACAGAATGGTTCTTTTGTTGATTGTTTAAAACTTACCTCTACAACAGCTTTACTTGTTTGGACAAGAAGTGGTAACACAAGTGTATATGGTGTTGTAGCAACTAACACATCAGGTGTAATTTCTTATGGTACTATTGTTCAAATATATGATGGTTCAGCAGGAGGAACAGCAGCTGCTCAATCAGCAACTGCAGCATTACTTACAGGACTTACAACAGGCATGGTATTTATTAGTAGGTCTGCTACTGCCGTTGCTGTTCCCTTTAGTATATCAGGTACTACAATTACAGTAGGTACTGTTTCAGCTAGTTTTGGAAACAAACAGAGTTATAATAGTATAATTCATAGTGTTGCTACTTTGTCATCTACAGTCATGATGATTGTATATAATACTGCAACAGTTAATCAAGCTTTTGTAGCTACCATGACTTATAATGGAGCATCAGCTCCTACACTTGGCACTCCTACTGCTGGTATTACAACTCAAGGTAATAATCAGTCAATTCATGCTTTTTTATTAACATTAACATCTACTACTTTACAATTATTTTATCAGAGTGCTGCTAATACTTTTGCAACAAGAGTTGTAACTTCAAACGGAGCATCAGCTCCTACACTTGGTACTGCAATTACAGCAACAATATCAGCTTCAGATGGTTCATTTGCTGATTCACATTATGAAGCTTATGCTTATTCTCCTACAGAAACAAGCATTATATTTGAACAAAACTCTAATGGTATTCCTACTGTATCTTCTTATACAATATCAGGAACTACTGTAACTCAAACTTCTGCTCCTGCACTTATGACAAATCCAAATTCCATTGGTTTGCCTGCTAGGATAGAATGGGTAACAAGCACATCAGGATTATTTTTTCAAGCCTATGGTTATAATACCTATAATAGATATACATCTCTTTCTAAAATATATAAAGTAACCTATACCCCCTCTGGCGGAACAATTTTATATTCAGGTGTAGGAAATGCTCCAGATTCCTCTGTTTATACTTATGTAGCAGGTATGTGTTTACTTTCTTCTACAACAGGTATAGTGGCAGGATATAATTCAAGTACAGGTTACATATCAGC